TTAATTAGTAAATGTTATTTATACAAGCGAACAAAAGACTACATTTATACATTTGCTACCTATCAAGTAGATAATGATGAATCTTACGGTGATCGCAATGTTTTTCCTGTAGGTATCGTTAAAAAGGTCCTCAAAATACCCTTTTAAATCCATTTCTAGCACCCTTCTAGGGTGATTGTGCCTTAAAAACACTAAACCTCTTGTATGGTCTTTATATGGCTAATTAGAGGGTGGGGCCAGTTTTAAGGAGGAGAACATCAAGGAGTAACCAGCCCCGTATTCTAAAGAAGGAAAATAAACGAAAACTTCTTTAGAAACTATATTAAATTCATTAATCCACGCAACCAAATATTACCAATAATGAGAACATACGAATTATCTTCATTGTCTTTCATCCATTGTTGTATTGATCTTGATTTTGCGTGAATTTCATCTTCAGTAATATTATGTCTTATCAAATCTACAGACATAAATTTCCACCAACTTGTTCATAATAAATTACTAGATTACAAAATTGTATTGCAACTAAAGCTGTAAGTAGAATTGTGATAATTATTTTCATAGAACCTCAATTCCGTTTGCCTTACCAATATGAACTTTAATTAAATTTCTCTCTTCCATACGTCTAAGCATATGCCAAACAGAAGTATGTGATTTTAATTCAAGATGATCTTTAATCTGTCTAAGTGTAGGTGATCTTTTTTCTTTATTTAAAAAATCTTTAATAAAGTTTAGACACCTTTGTTGTTTCTCAGTAGGACCTATCATTTTGCACCCTTAATCTTTGCTCGTATTTGACGATGATAACTATCAAATATTTCTGTTAGTTGTTTTTGCTGTGCTGGTGAAAGCGTTCTAATTACTGTATCTTGATTAAAAAAATAATTTTCTAAATCTGCTTGTCTTGTTTCTAAAGTAGCTTCAGCATTTTTAACTATACGTTGCATTGCAACAATAATATCATCTTGCTTCTTCGAATTAAGATTAACAACTTTTTTATCAGCAACTTTGACTAGCTTATCAATTGGCTGTGCTTGAGGATTAGATTTTTCACTATCCTCATCATCACCAATCTGCATACAAAATGTTTTAATAAATAAATACTTAATGGCATAAGAGTAAGCCTTACCTGGTCCTTTATCTGAACTATCAATACCGTATCCAGTAAAGCCATTAATCGTAATCTTCTCTTCTGGATTTTCTGCATTGATAAACTCACCATCAACTGTTGTGATAGTCATATTACCATTGGCAATTGTTTCTCTTATTTGAGGTATAAAAGTAATCTTCTCTTTTACTAATAGATCCTTCACCATGTCTGACACTTTATTCCAGGGCAGTACAGGATATGGAATACCTTTGGCTTTATCTTTAACAATGGGCTTACATCCAGCCATAACATTGTTCATCTTTAAATATATATTACTCATTCAATTCCTTAATGCCAAATCGTCTAGTGCTGTACCCTTCTTTAGCTGGTACTACCTTCTCTGGCTGTGGTTTATATGTGACAGTAGTGTGTCGTATTTCATAGTTTTGACATTTTCCTACTTCGTTCTGACCTAGTATGGACTTCATATGAATTTCTAAATCATCTTTAATTTGCTTAGAATGTTTCATAATCTTTTCATTGGCTTTCCATTCATGTATCAAGGTAGGTAATTCATTATTGCCAGATAAATCTACTGACTCTGTAATACCGTTACCTTTAATTAAACGACTAGCTTCGGAGGAACTGTCTGGATCATAATAATCCTCTGTGTCAACACGATGCCAAAAATCTGTAACTGCTTCTGTTATCTTTTCTTGGACATCTCTGTTGGAATACTCAACATACAATTGTAAATCCCATCCATTGACTAATCTTGCTACAATGCACCAAGAGAAATTACCGCAAAGCATTTGCCCTTGTGCTTGAATACGAACATTAGTTGGGTATCCAGGTATTGTAGAGTTTTTAATCTCTAATAATCCTACACCTGTTAATGTATGAGATGCTTGAAAGTTATCTTTAAATTCAATGCTGTCTTGTATTGTTACATAGTAGTCGGGTGATGATCCTAGACCTGGAACGAGAGGATTTCTATCAGCTTCCGTAGGAAGATTAATAGATACTTTCCCGATTTGGTTCAGTTTATCTAGGACCATCTGCCCTATAGTGCCTTCCATATAATTTCCAGCCCTAACTTTAGCGTTCACATCACCCAAGCGATTATCGACATGACCACTAACTCTAGCATCAATGTGCCTTTTTAAGACATCGTTTCTGCTATTATACCCAGTAAAACCATCATGGGTTTCAACAATACTAGGTAATTCCGAACAGCCTAATTCTTTTCCTGTAATAGTAAGTTTAGGCATCATTGACCTCCTATGTTAAGAAGGACAAATAAAAATATCGGGATCATAATCCCAAGACTCATAGTTAAAATAAAAGTTATTAGTGTAGTTGCAAATCGGTATGATGCTTGTATGATTTTTACAATAAGTAAATTTTCTTGAGAATTACAGTTATCGTACCTTATAATATTCAAAAGTTTAAAGGGTAGTTTTCCGCCAGTCATAGTTCCTCACAATTTCCAAATATGCTTTGGTGTATATATATTGTTTAAATGTTAATTAAATGTTCTTTCGTTTAATATCAAGTATTTATATTGTTTGTTTAATATTCAATATAAAATAACCGTCAATTATGTATATCAGCCTTTATTTCCTCCTTTTGTGTATGGATTAAAGTCTTTATCAATTACCCAATAATCTGGATGATCTTTTGTTAAAGTAGGATCTGGATTGTTTTTATATTGCTCCCCATCAAAAAGGTGCAAATCTATTGGTTGATTTTTAATCATATCTACAACTCCTGTATTTGATCCTGTAATAGTTCCACAGCCACCAATATCCCCACCATTCCATGAATAACCATCAATAGTTCCTCCTAACTCAAACCACCATTGACCACCTTCACTTTTTTTCCAAGAGTCAAAATCCTCCCAATAACAATCAGAAACTTCAATGCCATTATCCATTAAAGTATCGTAAACTTGTTGTAATCTTTTTGGTAAATCTGTTTTTCTGTTATAATTATCTTTTGATAATCTTTCTTTTTCTTTTTCAATATCAAACATTATTTTCTCCTTTTTAAAATGTTAGAAACTGTAGAAGGATGCCACACGCCCCCTCTTTGTGTAGTAACTCCTCTAGCATTAAGTGCTTGAGCAATATCTTTTAGTGATGCTAATCCCGATGCTTTGATACCATCAATTAATGGTAGTATCTCTTGTGCAAAATCATTGGCTTCACCACGCTGGACTTTATTACCTTTTCTACCAGCTTTTAATCTGCTGTCAGTATGAGGATTGCCTAGTTTAACACCTCTAATCTTAGCTTCTGCTAATGCTAACTTTGTTCTCTCTCTTACCCTGGTACTTTCATTCTCAGCAACAGCACCCAAGACATGAAGAGTTAATTTATTAGCATCAGGCATATCACAACATTCAAATTCAACGCCAGACTCCATTAATGTAGCAAGGAATAATAAATTCCTGGACAAACGATCTAACTTTGCAACAACAAGTTTAGCACCTGTTTTCTTACATAGTTTTAATGCTTCCTTGAATTGAACTCTTCTGTTGTTACGACCACTTTCTATTTCAGTAAACTCTTGTAGTAATTGCCATTTACCACCATCTAAATGCTCTTGTACTTTTCTTTTCTGAGCATCTAAACCATAACCAGTATCACCTTGTCGTTGAGTTGATACACGGTAGTAAGCCACAAAGTTTCCGTAGTGTGGCTTACCAGCATTATTGTTCTGTATAAACGATTGGTTCATGTTCTACTCCTTATCTACAAATTCTGAAAATCCATGACTACTCTTTTTTAAAGTTTCATAACTTGCATTTTTATTTAATAATTCCATTTCATCATTACAAGCATGATAAATTTCTGGTAAACATCTCATTGTCCAACCATAATCATCATTTGTATAAGTTAATGTACTTCCATTTTCAGTTTCATAAACAATTTTAAATTTAGTAAATTTTATTTTCATCTGTTCTATTCCTTTTCTTGTTATGTTCTATATACATATAAACATCAAAACAGTAATTGCAATGTATATTATTCACATTTTACAAAATATATTAACAAAAGGTAAAAAATGTATGCTTTCAGTTACTTCTTTATTCTCTGGAATAGGTGGAATAGACCTAGGTTTAGAGATGACAGGTCATTTCAAGACCAAATTATTCTCAGAAATAGATCCTTTTTGTCAAAAGGTATTAAAGAAACATTGGCCAGATGTTCCTATCATTCCAGATGTGAGGGATGTTGATGGAACAAAATATCAAACAGATGTCCTTGTTGGAGGATTTCCTTGTCAACCTTTCTCAGTTGCCGGAAAAAGAAAAGGCAAAGATGATCAAAGACATCTATGGCCCGAAATGTTTAGAGTTATTAAAGAAGCAAAACCTTCCATCGTTATTGGAGAGAATGTGCAAGGGATTATTAACACACAAATGGCACTCGGATCATGTGTCGTTGACTTGGAAAGTGAAGGTTACAAAGTACAACCTGTTGTACTACCAGCTTGTAGTGTCAACGCCCCGCACAGAAGATACAGAGTCTTCATCCTCGCTGTGGCCAACACCAAGAGCTTCAGCCGCAATGACAGAGAAAATAGAAACTATTCAAAAGAGAAGCAAGAAGAGAGGAATGTTAGAGGACAAAGTGGCAATGTGGCCAACACCAACTCAGAGAGATTACAAGGGGCAGAACAGTATGAAGCACATACAGGAAAAACCAAGACACAATTCTCAATTACCCAATCGTTTAAGACAAATGGGAATTACTGGGAGTCTGAACCCAATGTGGGTAGAGTGGCTAATGGGATTCCCTCTAGGGTGGACAGACTTAAATCACTCGGAAATGCAGTCGTTCCCCAACTCGCATATGTCATCGGACAACAAATCATCACAGCCATTAGAGAAGATGTTTAGAACGCCAACAGCAATGGATGTAAATAAAAATGTTGAAAAGTATAGTGCAAGAATGTTGATGGGAAAAGACACAAGATCATCAAAACATAAAGTACAAAAAACATTATCAATGGAAGTTATG